TTCTCCTTATTTATTTTCCACCGACTCGAGGAACACCACTTTGATATTCATCTCGTCTTCGTCTTCCCATTTGTTCTACTGAGAAGCCTTCAACAACTTGTTTATACTTTCCTTCGTATAATTGCAACAAATCATTTGGGCCCTTCAGAAAAGAAAATGCTTCAACTAAGCACGCATATAATAAGCCATTGGGAAATTGTTGACTTAGATATGTAGTAGCATTTGTACTAGATAATCCATCTGGTTTCAAGATATAATTTACCTGAATAGTGTATGTAGCGTTAGGTGTAGGAGCCACGACTATCGTATTTTGGTCCCAGTTGCTGTAATATTTTGGAACTCCTGTAGATTCAGCAGGGTTAAATTCTGACATAAAACTAGTATCTCTATATTGTAAAAAATCTCTATTGTTGGCTGCTCCCGTACCATCAGAATCTACGATTTGAGCCGATCTAATAGCTAATAAATTATCTGGCGTATCAATAAATCTTGTGCCTGAAATTAATTGAGCAGTTACATATCTTCTATTATTATCTGAGTCTACATCTCTTAGTATTCTAAATTCTGCGTCAGATATAATTCCATTTACAATAGTTGAAGTTAAAACATTTGCATCAACTTCTGTATAGTCTCTAATTTTTTGTACTAGCTCGTCGTATGTCATTATGTTGTTACCGTTACACTTCCTAATGATATTAATGCTTGTCTTCTATTATTTACAGAAGATCCGTTATCTGGAACCATACCATTGTTTGATTCAAATGCAAAGTCTCCTGGTAAAGTTAAATCTACATTCATAAAACCACCATCACCTGATGCCTGAGTAAAGATTTGTGGTCTTGCGTTTCTTAAACCTTGACCATCTGCTGTAGTTGGTTTTGGTTCTAACTGTGGGTGCTTTGCTTCAAATTCAGAAACATGCACTCTTGATCCATTCCATTCAATAACCATTTCTGAATATGGAAATGCTTGACCAGAACGATCAGATATAAATTGTGCATATTTTCCTCTAGATAAATTAGACATTTGGATAATAAGTTTTTGGTGTTATGAAAGAACTTGAAGCAGAACCATCTTCTTCTAGTGCTCTCTTTAATTCATCTTCATACAATAATTTCATTTGTTGTGTAAGTTGTGGATTTATTTTTTGTGATAAATAGTAAGATAAACCTGCAACCATACAAGGCACAAATCTATATGGTACATCTGCTTCGTTAGTATAGTTTCCGGCATCCTGTATTCTGCTTACATAATAGTAATTTAAAAAATTACCTGCTTCGCTTGCACCAGGCGTCAGGTACAAAGTAATTGTAATCTTATCAATAAATCTTTGAACATAGTATTGGGTAGGTACACCTGTTTGAGTTTTATTTGAAAGACCTTGATATGCTGATCTATTTATTTTTGTAAGAGGAAAATCAACTGAAGAAGAGTTTCTATACACAGCTTCTAGTATATCATCTACACCATAAACTGCAGTTGCATCAGAAGTTCCATCAGATGTTGATCTAAACATTGTATAAACTGATTGACCATTTACTAATGTGATTGAATTATTTTTTACTTGCCAATAATGCAAACCTCTGTTCGCCCATTCTTGAAACATTATATTTAAAGAACGTCTTGCAGATCTTAAATCGTTTCCTGAATAATCAAAACGACCTAATCTTTCATACGCTTCAGTAATGATATCATCAATACTAAACGTAGATTCAAATGTTGTTGTACCAGAAGTTGCCATTTAAACCTCTTATTTATCTATAAGTAATGTTGCACCTGCAATATTTGTGATAGTAGAAACTTTCATTCCTCCAGGAAATAAAATTCCATCTTCTGGAATATTAAATGCAAAAACATCTCCTGTTGGACAGTCTCCTTGAAATAAAGTTGTACTATCAGTATTGTCTTGTAGAATTATTGAACCTGCACCACCACCATCAGAAGCAAGAATAAGTCCTCTTAGTCTTGTTCTTCCAGCGAATACTGCGCCAGTTGCTGCAACTCTTACTGCTTTTACGTCACCTTTTGCCGCCATAGTTTTTCTCCTATTAAAATTGTGTGGGCCCGAAGGCCCACATTAATTATTTATTACGCTACTGTTGCGCCACTGTTTGAGATAATAACCCAACCGATAGTGTTTGCATATAATAATGCAACAGTATCATTTGCATCGTTGAACGTAATTGTAGTTCCGTTTGCAAAAGTAGTTGGAGTTAAAGTTCCATCTCCACCGTCAACAACCATAGTAATGATTTTAATTTGACCTGCTGAACCATTTGCAAGTGTTAATGCATCTGCTCCAGTAGTTGTAATTTCAGTTACTAAGTTAGTTGTATCAACTGCGCCAGCACCAGATAGTTGTTGAACACCACCTGTTACACCTTTGCCATAAGAAGCATTAGTTGTGATAGCACCTGTAGTTGCGTTTTTAGTAATAAAATCAAAACCGTTTTCTGATCGTACCGGTCCTGAAAATGTAGTATTTGCCATAATTGTATCCTCCTAGTTTTCGAACATAGTCTCTAGGCCGTCGACTATACGCGTCTATGTTCTAATTAATTGTATAGTAAAGTTTTTATATACTAGTTTTTAGTAGAGTGCAAGAGAGCCTGTTATGTGGAGTGGATTTTTTCCAACGATGTAGCTTTTTATTAAGTAGCTACAGAAACTTGTGGAGCAATGGCATCAACTTTATTTCTAAGGTGGGCTTCTTTGGCCTCAGCCTTTTTTATATGTTGAACGATCTTTTTAACTTGGTCGTCGATCCTTACCATATTCAAGGTATATCTACCTTGATTAAGATGCTCTTGCTTCCATTTTAGGTCCAGTGTCTCCTTTTGCTTGTAGAGATCCTGGATGTGCGGTTGCATCGTCATTTATAACCTCCTCATAGGTTATTCTGTACTTGTTGGAGTCAAATACATTTTCTCCAACATATTCCCATTTTATATCATTTAGTCCTAGTTTGTCAACTATTGCTTGCTCGAGGGAAACTGCATCATCGTTAGATGATACTATAAATTTTGCATAATGATCGTAAGCGTTTATGGTAACTGTAAATTTTTTCATGAGTATTTCTTTTTACTTTCTAAATGAGGCGAGATTGTGTCTCGCCTCATTCAAATTAATTATTATGCACCTGGTGATGCGAAAATACCTCTAAAGTCAGATACACCAAATGAGTATCTTTCTCTAGCTTTGTATCTCACGTTACCAGTATCGAAGTCGCCTTCCATAGCCGTTTTAATTGGGCTTCTGTCAAACATCTTCATACCGTTAGGCACGTCAGTTAAGATGTAGAACGCATCTGGGTCTGTTAAGAAATTGTTCACTCTGTAACCTTGAGGAACCATTCCCATAGACACGATTGCGTTAACATCGTTGTCTGCTGTTCCGACTCTACCTTGAGATTTCATTAATCTCTCAGCTGTGAATTGAAGCTCAGAAGGAATAATCATTTTTGTACCTCTTGCAGCAATTTTTAGACCTCTTTCGTCTGTCATTGCAGCAATGTCAATTAATGATTGCTCTAATGAAGTTTCATTTAAGTCAGCAGCCACTGTTAATGTGTTTGATACAGTTCCACTTACAGTCGGGTGGTTAGTTGCAAATAATGCAGAACCATCACCTGAAGTGAATGTACCGAAACCATTAATCAATGGATTAACAGCTTTAACTTGTTTAGTGTTCGCCATAGATCTAGCTAATGCTTTAGTATATCTACTTGCAAGTCTGTCATACAAGTTATCCTCGATTGCTTCTTCAGTTATAGAGAAGGCAAGAGCCACAGTTTCGTGTGTATATCTTGCAGTGAAAGTCTCTTGAGCATTGTCAAAAGTTACTCCACTTCCTTCTGGTTTAACTTGAGCTTGAGCGAAACCTGATAACATAACTTCTTCTTCAAACGCTCTGTCTGAAGATTCAGTAGTGTATATTTCAGCATGCTGATTCTCATAACGTTTATATTCCAGGCCGAATAAAGCATTCAAACCTGGCTCTAGTTCTTTAACTAGTTGTCCTCTTGATATCGCCATAGTTATTTACTCCTTATTAGATACCTGCTTCTTGTTTCAAGAAGTGTTCGTTAATTGTAACAACAAAGTTTACGTTTGCAGAAGCAAGATCATCGTTGTCAGGGTCTTTAGAAACACCGATAACCTTTAATTGGCCATCAGTAGTAGCTAAATCTGCATCGTCTAGTTCTACTTTTGAAACGTAATCAGGTGAGCTTCCTGCTGTGTATGCAATATTAGCAACATTACCAATATCAGTTTGTGCAGAAGCGCCTGCGTTGTTTGTTTGTACTTCAAACCTCTCATACGGGTCATCAGATATGAATCCAACAATGTCTGTTGCAGTGTTAGATGCATCTAAATGATTCGCAAAAGTAGGCTTACTTGATGTTGCATCAGTAAAGAAAACACCGTTTAGTGAACCTAATAAAACATCACCTGCTGCAGCTACTCCAATTGTTCCAGTTGCTAACATTTCAACTGGGTCTTGAAAGTATATAGCTGATGCAGATGCTGCAATACTATATTCAGATAAACCACCGTTGTCTCTATTCTGACCAACTTTTCCGATCGGTTTTAAACCGAAAGCAGCGTCTTTATTTGCCATAGTTGTGTCCTCCTTATAGACATTTAGTTTAACTTACTTCAGTTGGTATAAAATCTTATGATTTCTTTGTACCACCAAAAGTTACACGAGTTTGTCTATCAATATTGATAGGCATACTTGGGTGCTGCTCCTTCATAAGATCGTTATCGACTGCTTCAACATTGTCTGCACCTTGTTTAACATAGTATTCAGAACGTTGTTGTGCGATCTCTTCCGGTACCCTTGCAAGCAAAAGGCCACCAACTCCGATCACTCCCTTGTATTTGCCGTCTTCAACAATTGGAAAGTCTGAATCTGGATATTCATCAGATCTAACTAATTCGTATCCTGATCTTATTCTTCCAGCGATATTTTTTGTATCTTGGAAGCCTAAACTTTCAGCTCTTATCCATCTGTGCTGAAATCCTGTCGGCGCAGGGGGTGCATCTAAAGATGACGGTGGAGTCCAAACTTTTTTTCGAGATTCTTTTTCTCTAGTCTGACTCGCACGAGAAGTTCTTGTTTCATTTTCATTACTCATATGCTTATACCTCCTTCGTGATTTTTAGTTGTTTCGCATACTCTTCAAGTGGCACACCTAATTTTTTAGCAATTGCGACTTGAGACGGTGTGAGTCTCACGATTTTGCGACCAGTATTTGTACTTCGCTTCGCACTAGCTACTGTTTGTACGGGTTTGGTCGTGGTTTCCCCAGTTTCTGATTTATTTGTATCAAATTTGTGAGGGAATTCAAGTCTTATTCTTTTATCAATCTCTTGATAATATTCATCTGACTGTGGGTCAAAACCTTCTTGTTCCGTTAGAGTTTTATGTAGATCAAATGCCGTATAAGTCATGGCATTATCCTGACCAAACCATGTATTTCTGGCTGCCCATTGTTCCGCTTTTGGATCTGGAGCTTGTTGTTGTCTAGGTGTTTGATCTAATTTAATCTCCGGTTGTTGTTTCTTTTTATTGTTAAACTCTTCCTGAGCCACTTTAGTCTCAGTAAGTTTAGCTTTTTTATACCCAAGTTCAGATATAGCAGTTAAAGCTTCTGCTTCAGCACCTAGATCATTTGCTTCTCTAGCTGCAGCAAGTTTAGCTTGTGCTGCTTGTAGACCTGAAGTGATACTATCTTCTGTAGATTGTAAGTATCCTGGTTCAAGCTTCGAGATTTTAGCTTCAGCTTCTTCTTTTAATTTAATTTGCGCTTTTGCAAATTGAGCAGCTTCTTCTTTTTGTCTCTCTGCTTCTCTCCACTTGTGGGTTAGTTTAGCTATTCTTCTTTGTACAGATTCACTGTACTGTTCTAATTCTTTTTCTTTCTCTTCTTTCTTTTCTACTTCTTCAGTTTTAGCTTCAACTTCTGGTGTTTCTATTTCTGGAGCTTCTGTCTCTTTAGAATCATTTTCTAATTCAATCTCAGCACCTGGACCAGATGTATCAATGTCAACTGTTTTGTTTTCTTCTACGTCAGGCATAGTTTCCTCCTATGATTAATATTGATGAAGTATATCTTCAGGGTTTTCGATGGTTGCTAAAACTTCATCGTCATTTAGCAATCTTACTTCCCCACCATCGATCTGGATTCTAGATCCAGCGTATCTTGCAAAAATTATCCAATCACCTTTTTTACACCAGGCTCCTTCAGGAAATTTTTCTTTGTCATAACAATGTGGCCCCATCTCAAGTACAAGTCCACATGTTGAACCAACCTGTTGTCTCTCTAAAGTTTCTTGTCCAAGTAACAATCCACCTTTAGTTTTTTCAGGCATCTTAAATGGCAGAACTAATATTCTCCATCCAGTTGGTCTAGGTAATTTATTTGATTCTTTTTTCTTCAGACGTTCATAACCGTCTGCTTCTTTTTTTGCGTCTGCTTCGTATTTATCTAACAATGCAGACTTAGTCTTTGGGTCCGAATTGGACGACGTTTTCTGGGTGTTCTCTTTCAGTATCATTTTTTTGCTCCTTTGGGTTTAGCAGGTTAGAGATTTCCTGTGATATTCTTAAATAGGCATGTGCCTGTCCCATCATATACTTGTATTTTTCCATATTGTCAATACCACCACCGATCATATTATCGCCGATTGATTGATAGGATTCTTTAAGATGTTTTTGTATTTTATTTAGTATTACTAGTTCTTCATTTAACATTTGCTATTTTACCTTTGTTGTTGCCTTTCTTGATTACGTATTTCTGTGTGCCGTTCGCACCTGTCTCTACTTCTTTACGAAGATCTTTAAATAAGCTTTGTTGCTTACTTTGTTTTTCTTTTTCTTGAAGAAAAGATTCTAATTTTTTTGAGTCTCTCATATATACTAGGTATAATAACATCA